AGGGGTGTTTGCTGCTATCAGTACCCAGATCCCTTACATCTTGCAAGTTCCTGTCATTGTTCCTGTTTGGCAGCATGACGAGTGGGTTGATACGGTGGAATATGAATTGAACCCGATTTATCAGCCAATCGTTGACACTCACGACTACATCGCCATTAACTCTGTTGGTGAAGGACAGATTAACGTCTGTGCTGAAAACGGCAACTTCCAACTTGGTGACTTGATTGTCTGCTCCTCCACTCCCGGCAAGGGTATGAAGCAGGGTGACGATATTGTCAGAAGTACCACTGTTGCCAAAATCAGGGAAAATGTGGCATTTACTTCATCCACTGAAGTAAGGCTGGTTTCTTGTATATACATGTGCGGTTAAGGAAAAATCATGGGAATGCCATCTGCTCAAGTCCAGCCTGGGACACAACCTCAGAGCAAGGGGTTCGCTCAAAGCGTAAACCCTCCTGCTCAAGCCAATATTCCTCAAGAAATGCCACAACCTAGCAGGGGTAAAGGCAGTACAACCAATTCGGCTACCTCTGGTCAACCAGCTTTTGGTCAGCCAAATATGTATCCAAATACTGTTGGTCAGTGGGATAATGCAAGCATTCAGCGAACTAACCGGTCTCCTATGGCTGGTGGGAAAGGTAAAGGCTAAATATGGGCTTCGGTAAAGGTAGCAGTTCTTCGGCTCCAGTAGTCACGGAAGAGCAAAAAGAACTTTTAAAGGCGCAAACTGGATTTCTTACTGGCACAGCACTTCCGCAATACCAAAAAACCATTGGTATGGCTGGTGATGTTCTGGGTCAAGTTCAACCTGCCACAACTGCTGCTGCCCAAACAGCAATGGATGTTTCAGGTCGTGCTGGTCAACTACAAGAAACTGTTGGTCAAGGCGCATTGACTACTGGAGTCACTGGTCAGGGCAACTTGGCTGGTTACCAAACTGGCATGGGCCGTGGTTTGTTTGAGGGTGGTGCTGGTCAACTTGGCGCACTGTTCTCCCCTCAATACAAGCAAGAACAGATCCAAGCCTCTCTGCAACCTGCTCGTGAAGAGATCCGTGAGCAAATGGGTCAACAAGCAGCTTTGTTTGGTGGCACTGGTGGTCTGGGTTCTTCCCGTCAAGCATTGGCTTCTCGCAACCTTGCATCCCTTGGCGAACAGCGTATGGGATCTATTGCTGCCCAGACATCTGCTGGCGTTGAAGGTCAACGTCAACGTGCTGCTGAATCCCTAATGGGTGCTGGTGCTAGTTCTCTGGGTCAGGCTGCTGGTCTGTTTGGCTCTTTGACTGGTGCTGGTCAACAAGGCTTGAATGCTGCTCAACAATCTGCTGCAAGTCGTATTGGCTTTGCTGGTGCGCCTCAGGATGTGTTGTCCAAGTATGCTTCGGTGATCTACGGTACACCTCAGCAATCCACTACCCCAAGCTTCCAAGGCACTCAAGGTGCTACCAGCACTGGCAAAGGGTTTAACGTCAATGCTCCAAAATGGGGGTGATAAATGAACGTCTATGGACTTGATTTTGGCAATCCACAAGATTTTGCCAATTTTGCTAAATATGCTGGTCTTGGAAACAAGAACGTAAATCCTGGCATGCCTAACTTTGTTGGCACTGGAGCATCATCTACGATGGCTGGTGTTGTAGCACCAACTATGGGCCAAATTGGCGATAGGTTTTCTGCTGTTGGAGGCGAGTTGCAAAAAGGGAATTTTATGAATGCAATGAAGACCTACCAAGGTGGCGTTGCCCCTATAGCTCCTATTGCTGCTCCGGTTCTTGGCGGTAAGCCAGCACCTGTTGACAAAGATGGCGATGGGATGATCTCTGAGTGGGAGGAAAATTAATCATGGCTGAACCAGTTAAACCTCCAGAACCTGATCTGGGTTCTATTACTATCATGGCTAGGGCGGTATCTCCCGAGTCAACAAGTGAAGATCGTATCAAAACTGCCAACTTGGTAAATCAAAAAATTACCAACGACACAACAGGTCACATCAATACGCAAATGCAATTGTTGCCAATGATTGGCGCATTGATTGGTGGAAACCTAAAAGAGGCTTACAACGCATACAACGGTGGTTCTACTCGTGTTGAGGATGCAATTCATCCGACATTAGGCAGATTCCAACGTGAATACAACTCCCGTGGTCCTACTGGTCGAATCTTTGATCAGAACGGCAAAGAGCTTGATGCCAACAGAATATCTGAATTGGATAAAGCTGGTGGCTTGATTGGCAACTCAGATCGTACAGCTTTTGACACTGGCGCTTTTAAAGCAGCTTCTGAGAATCAAAAAATGTTTATGACAGGCTTGGCTTTGCCTGTTGCAGAACAATACGCAAAATCCGTTGAAACAGCAAAAGTGGGATCAACTCTGCGTGATGCTCTTGAAACACAACGCCGCTTGGTTGCTGACAGGCAATTGGCCCCTGTGCTTGAGACAATTGGTAAATTGCCAGCAATTGATCGTCAAAAGCTTTTTGGTTTTGTTTCTGCACAAAGCGGAGCAACGTCAGGAAGAACTACTCAAGAAACAGAAACTGGTTCAGCAAACGTCCTAAAGGGCCAAAACATACAGGGCACTGTTTCTGGCAAGGCTGGTGTTGGTCTGGATCTCGGTGGTCCTGGTTCAATTCCTGGTGCTGTCAACCCAAAGGGATTTGGCGTAAGTGGTTCTCGTACTGCTGGCGGCATGAATCAAGTTGGAGTAACTGGTGCAACTGGTCTGGAAACAGGCAGAACATCTGGTGTTTCTGACACGATTTCTAAAGATGTTTTGAGTGAGATTAGTCGAATTACTCAAGGCGCAATTAGCACACCACAGCAGTTTTCTGCTTTGCAGTCTTTGGTGCAAACAACTGATTTGCTAAACAATGCTTTGGCAACCATGAAGCCGCAAGATATGGCTCCTGGCACAAGAGCTTTGTCACCAAGCATCAATCCTTTGTTAAACAGCCGCGCTGATGTCATCTCTCACAGCATTGACTTCCAACGCAACAATGCTTTGAATGTGGCTTATAACAGCTTCCTTGCAAGGCAGATGCACAGCAACATCAATAACATCAACCCTGAAGCTATTGATCAGTTGAAAGACAAGTTTCTTAGCTCTCAAACATTTAAAGCAATTAATCGTACATATGATTACGAGCTTGAACGTGCTAGAGGAAAGAAGCCAGAACGTGAAGAAGGTGCTGTTTATATTGATAGAAACAACCGTCTTCGTAAATGGGCCAACGATGATTGGGAGCCAGTAAATGCTCGATGATATTGATTACAGCGACCTCACTGCGGCTCAACCAAAAGCCGCGCCTGCTTCTGAGCCAAAAAAGAAATCCAACATTTCTGAACGTAGTGTTGTAAAGCCATCGCAAAAAACAACACGCAAACCAGTTGATGTGGAAGCTATTGCTGGCAAAGCTGAAGAAATGCAAACAGATGTTGGCGCACCAGAAATCCCTGACCCGTTAGCTCAATATGGCTTGCCAGCTTTGGGTGCATTGGGTGCTTTGGGAACAGCTTATGGTGTTTACAAATCGTTGCAAAACAAAAATCCACCACCGCCACCGCCACCCCCTCCTCCGCCACCTCCTGGGCCTGATTACAACGCTTACAACTCTCCAGCATATTTGCGTAATGCTCCTGTGCCTCCTGATGCTCCTGTTGTTGCAGCTCCTTCCGCTGCCCCAATACAGCCATCATTGCCACAACAGACCAACCTGACCCCTGAGGACATTCAGGCTCGTGCTGCTCAACTGAAAGCTTCTGCTGCTCCTGAGATGCCTGTTGCTACACCTATGTCAGCAGCACCTGTAGATGCTCCTGCACCTATGCCAACTGCTGGTCCTAATTCTCCTGTCACCAGTATCGTCACTGACACTGTGAAAGAGATGATTCAGGAAACCCCTGCACAGCCTGTGGAGGCGGTTAAGCCTGTTGCTGCTGCTCCTGCCCCTGTTGCACCGCCTCAAGAGTTGCGTACTGGCACTGGTAAACCTGCTTTTGCTGGTCAGGGTCCAGCCGCCGACCTTAATAAAAAAGGGCTGCCTAAATTTAAAAATGAATATGCATCTGTGGCAGATGTTCCATCTGGTTATGCTTTTATTCCAAACGCTCAATACATTGACACCCCACGTCAGAACATTGGTCAAGCTGAGTACACCAAGGCCTATACAGAGCGTCCATTTCCACTGACAAACGAACAGGCTATCCAAGAGTCCAAGGACATCAATCGTCTGTTGGGAAGAGCCACTCGTGCTGAAATGGTTGCTGCTGGGCTTGCTCCTGCTGAAATTACTCGTGGCATTACGCAGCCTATTAACCAGCCAAAAGGCAGTGGCATGGGCACAAAGACAACACGGGTTGCAGGTACTATAGGTGCATTAGTTGCTATTCCAAATCTTGCAAATGCTGCCCAACAAGGCAATTACGGCGGTGCTGCTTTGCAAGCTGCTGATATTGCAACTGATTATTTGCCTTTTGTGGGGCAGATTAAACAGGCCTTAAGCCCATCATCCGCTGGTCAAGGTTCTGACATCATTCCTAGTGCAGATGCTGCTATGCTATTGGGTAGCCCTTACGCACAATCTCCGCTTGCTGTAAAACGTAGGCAAGAACAGGAATATGTTCGTAAAGTCGGTGCTGGTCGTGGTATCGCTCCCCCATCTGCTTACCAGAGATAAATCATGGAAAAAGAAGTATCCCATGCTGAAATCTATTCTCGGCTCATATTGGTTGAACAGAAAGTTGACCGTATTGACCAGAACACTCAAGGTGTCGTTGCGGCGTTTCAGGCAGCGTCTGGTGCTTTTCTAGTCCTTGAGACTCTAGGAAAGCTTGCAAAGCCTATCCTGTACGTTAGCGGTTTGTTGGTTGCTGCTGGCATCTACTGGCAGACATTTAAAGATCACCTCAAATGAAAGACTGGGCTGTTGCGTTTATCGCCGCAGCCCTTCTTGTTGGGTTTATTGTTTATTGCATCAAGGTTCTAATCTGGGCCTATGCGACTTAGAGTCGCCATTGCTTGGGTTGTCGTTTGGTGGCCTCTTTAGGTCGCCCTTGTTGTAGTAAGAGGTTTCTGATGGACCCGATCACAATTGCACTCACAGCGATGGCTGCTGTCCAAAAGACGGTATCCATGATCAAAGAGGCATCATCCACCATTGATGATGTCCGTAGCCTTGGACCCCTTTTAGGGCGGTACTTTGAGCAAAAGCATGAGGTCACCAAGGCACTCAATCAAGCCAAGAGCAATGGTGGCTCCAACATGGGTAAGGCTGTTCAGATTGAATTGGATCTGAAAGCACAGCGAGACTTTGAGGAACAGGTTAAAGGTCTATTCTTCCCGAACAACATGGATGTCTGGAACTCCATCATGGTCCGTGTGGCCGAGATGAATAAGCAAGACAAGATTGATGCTCAACTGGCTCGTGACCGTGCTTTAAGGGCCAAGCAAGAACGTGAAGAACTGGTTGAAATCTGCATCATTATTGGTGGGGTATTTCTTGTTTTTGTGTTGGTAGGCTTTGGGGCTTACCTTGTGATGATTGCGAAAGGTTAATCATGCTGTCTCTTATCTCTACCCTTGGTGGTCTGTTGATCTCTGGTCTGCCAAAGCTGTTGGAGTACTTCCAAAACAAGGCTGACCAAGCACATGAATTTCGTCTGGCTCAGGTCCAAACAGAGCGTGAGTTGCAACTGGCTGCTGCTGGTTTTGCTGCTCAAGCCCGTATTGAAGAAATCCGCACTGAACAAGTCGCCATGCAAACCGAAGCGCAGATGGCAGAGGCTGAAGCTCAGATGGTCAGAGGCGCTCAAGAACACGACAAAGTGGTGCTGTCCAAAGCCAGTCGTTGGGTAGCAAACTACATTGGCACTGTCCGACCAACAGTGACCTACATCTTTGTGTTTGAGCTGGTTTGCATCAACGCATTCCTGTGCTTTTACTTGTGGACAAACCCTGGCTTGATCAACAGCATGGATGATGTGCTTCGTTATGCTGACATCATCTTCAGCCCTGACGAGATGGCAATGCTTGGTGGCATCATTGGCTTCTGGTTTGGTTCACGTAACTGGAGCAAGAAGTGAAGCTGTCCAAGGCTGGTGAAGATTTGATGCACCGCTATGAGGGGTGCAGGAACAAGCCTTATCTATGCCCTGCTCACATCTGGACCATTGGCTACGGCCATGTTCTTTACCAGGATCAGATCAAACTGCCTATGGTCAGGAAAGAAGGCTACACAGGACTGATACGCAGCAAATACGCATTGAAACCGGAGGACAACCGTGTTTGGACCAAGGAAGAGATCAACGAACTATTCCGTGTTGACGTTGAGAATTTTGAACGTGGTGTTCTACGACTTGTTCCCGGCTGTGTTGGCCGTCAAGGCAGCTTTGACGCTTTGGTCAGCTTTGCCTTTAATGCTGGGCTAGGCAACCTCCAACGCTCTACCATCCGTATAAAGGCTAATAGAGGCGATTGGGAGGGTGCTGCCGAGGCTTTTATGGCTTGGGTGAAGGGTGGTGGCGTAGTGCTGCCTGGACTCGTTAAACGCCGTTTGGCGGAGAAGGCGTTGTTTCTAGCTGAATAAGCAATTCAAGGTAATGGATTGCTTTTCGTAGATCAGCCTCTCCTCCCTTGTCTCTCCATCTGGTGACGTATTTCACTACGTTGCCTTCGCAGAAACCAAGGTTGTTTGCATGGATGTAGACAATAGGCTGGATGCCTTTGTCCTTGTAGTGGTTTCCAGACACCTGCTTATCAAGGGCAAACTCATAGGCAGTTTTAAGAGATGGTTGTGTGCCAGTCTTCATATGGCAACGACTAATATTTAAGCAATGAGTTGGGTTCGTGCAATTACCGCAAAGCATCACGACTCCTTTACGAACACGCCATCTTTGTTGAGATAGCCCTTGCGATGTTCAATAACCTTGTAGGCGTTATAAAAGCACTGACGAACATCTAGGTCGGTTAAGACCCCTACGTTAACCAGTGTGACCATCACATCACCAATGGCATCAGCAATCTCTGCCTTGTCATCTTTGGCAACAGCGATAAGCAACTCACAGGCTTCTTCCAACGTCTTGCTGGCTTGGCCTAAGGCTGTTCCATTTTCATAGATTCCTCTGGCCTCTGCCCATTGCATCACAGCAAACTCTGTGCTGCTGAACGATTGGGTTTCTTTCATTTCATTCCTTTAAATAAGTTGGCCTACTCGCTGCGTCTGTGCTTGTCACCATTACAGTGCTGGTCACCGGCACGTTTCCCGATAAGGCACAGCATCCGCTTTCGGCCAAAAATCAGAAGTCTAAGTCGTCAAAGTCTTGAGCTTTGGCTTTGCTTGTTGGTTGGCTGGATTGCCGTGTCTGTTCCTTTGGACGCACTGACAGACTGATAAAGCCTGTACCTGCTTTGCTCTGCTTTTTCCAGCCAGAGATCCAGTATTCAGTGCCATCAATGTTGATAGAACCACTCATGTCGGGGTGTTTCTCATCCGTTTTTTTATCGTTGCGAAAAAGGCTTCCGCGATTCACATTTGAAAATTCAGTCATTATTTAACCTTTAGCATTTTTGAGTGCAGAACGCACGGTGGAAGACATTTGATTAGCCAACCAGACACGCTGATCAGCCTCCAATGCCTGTTCGTCAATCAGTGCAAGAGCTTCTTTAGCCTTACCCTGGTCAACCAACTCTGTGACTCCTTCTGCCAAATCAGTCAGGAATTCTTTGATGTCTTGTGGGAGGTCGTCACCAATGCCACCACGGGGTGTAACAACTGGAGCAGCACCTTTCTTTTTGATCCCCTCGTCTGTCAACTTAGGAGAAGAGTCCAAAGCATCGTGTTCAACGATTTCAAGCGCTGCAACCCACAAATAGCGTCTGAGGTATGTCTGTACTGCCCCAAGGTTTTGGACCTCGTGACAGCCCTTTAAAGCCGCTGTAGACATAGGTGACGAGATGATGATCCTGTTTTCTGGCTTTTCATTGTCAACAATTACCATTATTGCTTCTTCTTTGCCGAAGCTGATGACGGCTGTAATGCCGTGTTCCTTGAAGATTTGCAAGGCAGGGATCAGGAAGTCACCCAACTCAAAGTAGTAGTAGTTGGCAAACTTGTTGTGACCTGTTTTCTTAAGTTTGGTCTTGTGAAATTCATCACGAGCAGCATTGAGCTTTTGGTAGATATTCATTTCATTTCCAGATAGTTGAGTCATATTCGTCTTGGACAATTTGAGTCTGTGTGTCGTCATCAAAGTCTTGGAATTCCAAGAAATGGATCTCACCACAGCAAACACGTTTACTGCCTCGTGGCTCCATGCAGTACGGGCAGTACTGGACACCATGCAGGTCTTCTTTGGCTTGGATCAAGAAGTCTTTCATTGTGTTCTCCCCACTGGTTTAGCCAACAACCACTTGTCACCCAAGTGGCGGATTGATTTGACCCACTGACGGCAGTTGTGTCGCTGGATGTTGGTTGGTACACCTGCAACACAGAATAGTTGCCGGACCTTTGTAAGAGCTTGCGTGTTCATTGAGTTCCTTTCGTTAAGCAAGAGAAGCCACTGTACCTAGCTTTTTTCAACAAAAACATAGGGGTTTACCCGAGTTGTTTCTTCTTTTCTTTTTGGTAGGCTCACCACATGAGCCACATCGACAACATTGAAGAAGTTCTGGCATACGACATGATCGTTCTTGCCACTGACAGACTGTCCCAACACCTTACCGAGGAGGACTGGGAAGCTGCCATTGTTGGTGCTTTAATCAGGGCTGTCGAAATTGCAAGTTACCGAAAAGTAAGGCCAATCAATGAAATCTACCAACCCAAGCCCATTTGACTGGGCATCCAAAAAAGCGTCATTGTTTACCAAGGCAGAGAAGTCAAGCATGAACAGCTTTGCCATTGCCAAGACACTGGAACGCAAGAACACCCACTACTACTCAAAGGCGAAACCAAATGCGAAATGATTTCCAATATGATGCACCTCGTGCTGGTCTGATGCCTGAGCCTGATGGCTCTTACCTTGTTGACCAACAGAAAGCTGCCTTGCTGGATGCTTACTACCAACGTAAGCAAGAAGAACGTGAGTTTGATCAAGATTGGGGTGACCTATGACTAAAAACACAGGTGGGCCAGCGTTTCCTACGCAAGTTGCGTCCTATGAAGGCATGACCCTGCGCGATTACTTTGCGGCCAAGGCCAGCGAGGAAGACATTCAAGCGCATATATGGAAAGGCGTTAACGAAATTCAAATTCGCACCGCTCCAGATGGCACAAAATATGAAATCTCGGTAGCTGCAACTTGGACTCGTGAGCAGGCCAAATACCGCTACGCAGATGCCATGTTGAAAGCGAGGGAGCAATGAGTAAAGGCTCTAGCCCAAGACCATTTGAGGTCGATCACAAGACTTTCTCTAACAACTACGATGCCATCTTTGGCAAGAAGTTAAAGTGTCCTGTCTGTGCTTCTGACAAGTGCCAGGAGAAGCATTTCAAGGACTACGAAAAATGGCATTCCCATAAGAAGTGCGACTCTTGCAACTTCATCTGGGATCGTACATAATATTTTGAAACGTGGCTAGGGTAGCTCCCGAAAAGACGATTCGTTACCGTCCTGCCAGTGTTTCTTCAGTAACGGCTTACCGATAACGTGAGGTAAAAATGTTTTACTATCCGCATCATATTGGCGACTATAAAGCCGCCACTACCTATCTTTCCAACGAAGAAGATCTGGCTTATCGCCGTCTTTTGGAACTCTATTACGACACCGAAAAAGCAATTGAGGATGACGTTTCTTTGCTTTCCAAGAGGCTTAGAGTCACCCCTGAAGCCCTGTCTTTTGTCCTCAAAGAGTTCTTTAGCCCAACCAAAGATGGCTGGAGAAACAAGCGCTGTGATGTTGTCATCAGGGACTATCAAGAGATGGTCGAGAAAAACAGGAAAAATGGCAAAGCAGGTGGTCGTCCGAAAGCCAATAAACAAGCCACAGAAAACCCAGTGGGTTTCCAGTCGGTTCCCAGTGGCATCCCAGTGGTAACCCAAGTCAAAGCCAACCAAGAACCAATAACCAAAAACCAAGAACCAAAGAAACAACCTTCGGTTGCTCTGCCTGATTGGTTACCAAAAGAAAAATGGGAGGCTTTTGTTCAGATGCGTAAGCAGTTGAAAAAGCCAATGACCGACTACGCAATCAAGTTGATGTTGGACAAGTTGGTCAGGTTGAGGGAGGCTGGTCACAACGTAGCTGAGTTGTTGGACAGGTCCATCACCAATAGCTGGATGGATGTCTACGAACCAAAAGGTGGAGGGGTACAGGGAACTATTCAACTGACAGCAGCAGAACGGCTGAAAAGGATGGCAGGATGATCGGCCACCTACCCCTGATCAACCTACGGATGTCTGGCAAGGCTCCCAAGTTCATCTCCATTGAAGACCATCCCTCACTGAATGCCCATGAGTGGCATGAGTGGGATGACTCCCCAGTGATCTGCATTGCCAAGGACGACCTCCATACCCTTGACCTACGTTTTGCCATTGGCCTGACAGTCTTCCTGACAAGCCTTGACGAACGTAGAGCCAAGGCGGTTCACCAGAAACTGATTGATGCCAAAGCAAGGGTTATCACCAGTAGCGTTCTGCTCCCTGGTCAACCATACTTTCGGCAGACCGGATGGTCGGACACTTACATCGGGAAATGAAATGGCAATAGTACTAACCCCAGACACAATCGACTTCTCTCAGTACATCAAAGAGACTGACAACCAAACCAAGGTCAAGAAGGCATCAGAATACATTGATTACATCAAGTCCAGACTGAGGACCAAGAAGGACCAGAAGGTTTCCTACCTGCCTTGGGATCACACCAAGGAAAACTTTGAGTTCAGGAAGGGTGAAGTTACCCTGTGGTCAGGACAGAACGGTCACGGTAAATCCCTGATGACCTCCCAGATTGCCTTATCCCTGATCGGCCAAGGTGAAAAGGTCTGCATTGCCTCATTTGAGATGAAGCCAGCAGTCACCCTACAGCGTATGGCAAGGATGTGGATTGGGTGTAACCCTTTCATGCCTGAGTTCCAAGGCGACAGAGGTATCGAAGCCCTTGATGACATGTACGACCAGTTCGGAACCTGGACAGACGGAACCATGTGGCTGTACGACCAGATGGGAACAGCAGACGCTCAGACCGTTATCGGGATGGTTCGTTACTGTGCCAAGGAACTGGGAATCTCCCACATCTTTGTTGACAACCTTGCCAAGTGCGTTAAGGGTGAAGACGACTACAACGGTCAAAAGGTCTTTGTAGACGAGTTGACCAGTGTTGCTCGAGACTACGATGTCCACATCCACCTTGTCCACCACCTGAAGAAACCACCCAATGAGTACGCCATGCCTGACAAGCATGACAACAAAGGCTCAGGAGCCATCACCGATCAAGTTGACAACGTGATGCTGGTTTGGCGGAACAAAGCCAAAGAGGACGACATCAAGACTGAAGGCAGCTTTGCTAAGTCTGCTGATGACCCTGACCACTACCTGCTGTGCCGTAAGCAACGGAACTACGAAGGCTCGGTGGAAGGTGAACCTACGATCAAGCTGTGGTTTCACAGGGATGCCCAACAGTACATTGGTCAACCCAAAGACAGACCCATGTGGTTCGTCAACTACCCCCATTTGGCTACATGACCCCTCAAGACGAGATTGCCAGAGCCAGAGAGATATGGAGAACTCACGAAACCTTGAAAGACAAAGAGAACACTTTGAGGCTTATCAAGGGTTCAGTGAAGTGGTATGGACCTGATGGCGTTAGACGAATACACGCCTACTTCAAAGAATTCATGGAAGGAAAACGAGAATGATGACCAAAAAGATAGTGTGGCCTTTCCCTGTTCGCAACGGACAGCCTGTCAAACCCGAACAAGTCCCACTCAAGACGGAGCCAGCACCGTGGTAATGCATGTCACTTTTCAAGTTGAAGGCACACCTGTTGGCAAGGGAAGACCCAAGTTCGCCAGGAGAGGCAACTTTGTCTCCACCTACACCCCAACCAA